TTTAATTTGTAAAATCATTTTTAAAGGATAACCACATCTTCTGTAAAATGAAGATAGCTGTTTGTAGTTTTGTAATTGGTGATAAGTACAAGGATATTGTAAAATATGGTATTCAGACCCGTAAAGATTACTGTAAAAAACACAACTACGATTATATTGATGACCAGAGTGTATATGACAAGTCTAGGAAAATAGAATGGAGTAAGATCTTAATAGTTCAAAAATATCTAAGTCAGTATGATTTCTTAGTGTGGATAGACGCAGATACGCTCATTATGAATGAAGATATTACAGTAGAGAGCCTAATAGAAAAGTATCTAGAAGGTGATAACTCTAAGGACCTAATGTATACGGTAGGGCATCAATGGGTCAACAATGGCATAATGTTCATAAGGAATACAGCTTTCATGGGAGACTTTTTTACAGAAGTGTATAAGCACACGGATCAGATCTGCTCTGAACAGGGCTCATTAGATTACCTCTACAGAACAAACTGGCGGGACTGTCAAACGAAGATAGCTGTAGTACAGAATCAGAAGGAGTTTAATTCGTTTTGGGACAACTATTCATATGGAGACTTTATAATACATTTTCCCGGTTGTAATGAGCCTAACAGACCGGAGAACTCATTACAAAGAATGATGAATATGTTTTGTCCGATACGTATGCTAGAGGATACGGACAATACTTATAAATTTCGTATAGAGTGGTTAAAAACCCGAGCAGAGGCTGATTTATTCCAAGTGAGAGGAAGGGGTTATTTACCCTTAACCCATAAGGATTCGGGTAATTTATTGGTGGATATTATGACTTTACAAACCCCAAACTAAGTCTTACATTTCCATGTCTAAGTCTTGGTGACTAGAATCCTTATTAATGGGATCGATAGCTATAATTATACAAGACTTGTTGTGGATATGTATAGAGTTGATATGAATGACTTCTATGCTGTATATAAATGAGTCTATGTCGTGGTTTAATGAGTTGTTAAATATGTCCATCAGAGGATAAGTCTTACATATATTTATCTTATTATCCTTAATGTATGTTGTGGGTACAATAAGGGTTATAAATTCGTGTCGGATAGTGATAGGGTCTCCGCAGCATTCATCAGTATACTCTAATTGTTTGCTTAGCCATGGTACTGCGATTTTAACTTTGGAGAGTGAGATGGCTTGTTTTCGTTTTTCTTCAAGTGATATTTCGTCTAATATAATTTTATATTCGTTATCGGTAATTTTGCGTCTAATTTCATCGATGAAAGGTAATAATCGGCTCATTGTTATTTTAAAGTAAATAGTTTCTTTAAAATCTTAATTGTTAATTGTTTATTCAGAAACTGTAGCAGGTGTAACTGCTCCGGAGCTTTTTGACGAGCTGCCACTACCTTTACCACCTTGTCCTTTAGTAACATAAACGCATATTAGAGTGACGACAGGACCGAGAGGAAGGATTGGGAGAAGACCGATAACACCGAGAACTTGAGCCCATGATGGGAGGTGCTTCCAGTATTTAATGAGTACAACAAGACCCCAAATCCATATTCCGATAGTGAGAAATAGGAGGAGACCGATGATTAGTAGGCCGCCTAGAAGAGATCCGTTATCAGAGTCAGAGTTAGATCCCGATTTAGAGTGAGAGTCGTAACCTTCCTTGACATAAATAAATTTTTCCACTAATCCTGCCATAGAATATTCAGGTAATTTACTCATTTACTTAGAGTAAATATTTTATTTTTTCAGTAAATCGGAGTGAAACTCCAGCCTAGTACAGAAAAAAGTTCTCGACAGATAGAGTCGTGAAAGTCTTTTCTGTCTATAGTTTTAAGGATGACGAAGTCTTCTTTTTTACATGGGTGGTGATATTTTTGTAGGAGTTGGTAGAGTACATATTGAGTGGAGATGAAATTAACTCTAGAAACTTTATTCTTGAATATTTTATCGTAAGTTTCTACGAGGATTTCAAAGTCGTTGAGAAGTCGGTCTTCGAGGTATGAAATATCATCGGGTTTTTTACCGGTTAGGTTGTAGTGTATTAAGATAACGTTTTCGTAGTGTTTAGAGTATCCAAGTTCTTTGAGAAACATGAGGATGTGTTCTTTGGTGATTTTAGAGTATCTTATTGTTTTCTTTAGGGTTTTATCACCGTTAATGAGGTGGTGACGTGTAAATATGTCTTCGATATCTTCGTATACTTTTAGATCGATGGTACAGTTTTGTTTGCCTTGGTATTGGTTGATACAGTCTCTGAAATGAACTTTGCGGTCGTAAGTGTATTTTGTGGAGATGTTGACTCTGTCGGCGTCTTTGTATGATGTTGTGTTTTCTATTTTTTCTTGTTGTGATCCACAGTCTGTACAGATGTATGCGTTGTCTTCGATGATGAAGTCTTTTTTGTTTGGGCAGTTGTCGCATATCATGCGGAATTTCTTGTCTTTGGGTTTGGTGTATATTTTGTGGTATTTTTGTGCGATATCGATAAATTTGTCGATGATAGAGTTTTTATCGTTATCTTCTTGTTTTTGAGGACCGGTGAAGGAGATTTTAATGGGAGTTTTAAGGATAGATTTATAGTTTTCTAATAGTTCAGCAGTTTCAGAGATGTAAAAATTGAGATCTCGATTACTGGATATTTTTTCGACTGTATCTGTTAAGTCTTTGATGTTTTTTTCGAGGTCCATTTTAGAGTGTATAGGGATGTTTGAGTTTTTAGAGGTGATGATGAGCTCATTGAGTTTTTCTCTATATAGGGGAAGTTTTTGTTCTTCTTTTTCGAAATTATTCCTGATCTTATGGTCTATATTTAAAATATCTAAGTCTCCGTAGGCCATTTTTTCTGTATTATTATATCTTTTAAGTTTTCTTTAGAAGTCTAAAAAAGTGTGAAAAAAAAAATTCTAAAAAATTTTCTTGCTTAATATTAAAATGGCTTCAACTTCTAATATTACTTCAGGCTTTATTGACTTGGCTACTTTCGATGAACTCGAAAAGTACCTTTATGGTGGCTCCTCAGCGACCGCTTATTTTGTTCGTGAAACCCGTAAGGCTACGTGGTTTACTCAGGTTCCCGTTGTTCTTTCTCGTAGTAACGGTACCGCTGATTTCGGACAAGATCACTCTGTAAATATTTCTCGTGCTGGTGACTATCTTCTTCAAGCATGGCTTCGTGTCAATCTTCCCCAAGTCCAACTACTCTCCACTAACCAGTTTGGTGTTAATGGTCGTCTCCGCTGGACCCGCAATCTCATGCACAACTTGAACGTCGAATGTGCCATTACGTTCAACGACTTGGTTGCTGCGCGATTTGACAACTACCATCTTGACTTCTGGGCTGCCTTCACTACCCCTGCTGGCAAGTTGAACGGATACAAGAACATGATTGGTGACTTTGATGACTTGACCGGTCCTCACGACTCCACTCAGCCAATCCCCGCCTTTACTCTCAACCTTCCTCTACCATTCTTCTTTGCCCGTGACAGTGGTATTGCTCTCCCTACTGCTGCGCTTCCTTACAACGATATGAGAATCACTTATACCTTCCAACAGGCTAACTTCTTGCTTGTTTTGGATAACGTTGCCGCGGCTGCTGGAACTAACCCTTCGGTTCAGCCATTGTCGAGTGATATTGTTAATGGATACCCTACTCTTAACAACAATGTTCAGACTTGGGCTAACTATGCTATCGTCAGCAATGATGAACGTAAGCGTATGGCATGTGCTCCTCGTAACATTCTTATTGAACAGGTACAGACTGCGCCTCTTCAACAGTTTGGAAACAACGCTAACTACAATCCCCAATATGACTTGCGGTTCTCGCATGCTATTAAGGTCATCTTCTTCGCTGTGCGCAACTACACTTGTGCCTCGAACTGGTCTAACTACACCGCAGCCTCTCCAGTCCCCGGAGCTGCGACTGTTAACTTCAACCCTGTTGGATCTAGTGACCCTATTTCTCTTACTTCGCTTACTTATGAAAACACTGCGCGTCTCCAAGCGATGGGTTCGGATTACTTCTCGCTCATCCAGCCTTGGTTCCACGCCCCGGTCATTCCTATGGAAACCGGTTACCACATGTACTCGTACTCTCTTGACTTTATCTGCCTAGACCCTAAGGGTTCTACTAACTACGGCAAGTTGACTAACGTCAGCATTTTGCCAGTTGCTTCCGCTGCGGCACAGACTGGTTCGCAAGGGAGTGGAGTGGCAGGTTCTGGACAAGACTATGTACAGAGCTATAGGTTCATAACAGTTGTAGTGAATAATAATATAATTCGAATTAGTGGTGGAGCCCTAGGTTTCCCTGTGTTGTAAACCGTTATGTTTCACAAATATTTTTATACTTATTACAAGTATAAAAACTTACTGTATAATAATATCTTTTTAAATTTAAAATGATTTTGTAAATGGATAATTTAAAGATGTTAAAATGTGTCAATATCCAAATTGTGATCAACCTAATATTCCAAGAGGAAAGTATTGTGAAACTCACAGAAGTAAACCACGTAAAAAATGTACACATGGTAAAGTAAAAAGTATATGTAAAGATTGTTGTGGTAGTCAGATTTGTGAACATGGTAGAGGAAAATATAGATGTAAACAGTGTGGTGGTAGTCAAATTTGTAAACACGACAAAAGAAAAAGTGAGTGTGTTGAATGTAAAGGTGGTAGTATTTGCGAACATAAAAGGCTTAAATATAATTGTAAACCATGTGGTGGTGCTAGAATTTGCGAACATAATAAACGTAAAGATGAATGTAAAGAATGTTGTGGTAGTCAAATTTGTACACATTCTAATATAAAAAGTCAATGTAAACAATGTGGTGGTAGTAGAATTTGTATACATTCCAAGAGAAGAAGCGAATGTATCGAATGTAAACCGGAAATAGCATGTAGAATATGTAAAAGTATACTACCTAGAAAATATAAACCGTACTGTTTTCGTTGTTTTTGTTATGTGAATCCAAACTCAGAAGTTGCTACAAAATATAAACTAAAAGAGACATATATAGTAGATAGAATTAGAGACACTTTTCCAGACTTAAAATTTGTGTATAACAAAAGAATAGATGGCGGATGCTCTGGTAGAATGCCCGATCTTTACTTGGATTGTAGTACCCATAATTTAGTAGTAGAGATAGACGAGAATCAGCATTCTAATTACTCCTGTGAGAATAAGAGAATTATGGAGTTATTTCAAGATGGTGGAAGTATTCCATTAGTTGTAATTCGTTTTAACCCTGATACTTATATAGAAAATGAAGAGAAGCAAATGCCTTGTTTTTCATACACAAGTTTAGGTCAATTAAAAGTTGAAAGTTGTTTTAAAGAAAGATTTAATGTCTTAACTAGTACTATTGAAAGATACTATAAAGAACCTTTATTAAAAGAAATAACAGAGATAAAGTTATTTTATACAAGATAAGACTGGTCTTAAAGCTTTTAAAATGAAAAAGAAAAATTAATATAATTGAAAGTGTATACAATGGATAAATACAAATTACACGAATGCCGTATTGATACTGAGTTTAAGGGTGATAAACCAGGAGTTGTAGCATATCATTGTAAATATGGACATTTTGTCACAAATCTAACGAAAAATATGTTTGACACCAGAATATGTAAAGGTCTTAATCCCTGTGCCCTATGTAGTCGTGCTGATAAATCAGGCAAGCGTTTCCAAACAGTAAAGGAAGCTTTAGAAAAAGTAGATGCTAAACTAATTAGTCTAGCTAATAGAAAAGTTGTTTATGTATGTAAATGTGGGAAAGAGTGTAACAGCTGGGAGCAGAATGTACTTAAGAAAAATTTTATAGGTTGCGAATCATGTGGAAATCCTTTCAATAATCCTAAAGTACAGGAAAAAATAAAACAGACTATATTTGACACCCACGGAGTTACAAATCAATTTCAGGTTGAGTCTGTAAAGAAAAAGATTAAAGAGACTTGTATTGATCGATATGGAGTTCCTAATGTTATGCAGAATAGTACAATATATAAACTGAATAAGACATCATCTGTACATAATAGAAAAGAATACATATTTCCCAGTGGTAAAATTATACATGTACGAGGGTATGAGCCCAGATGTATCGACATACTATTAGAAAAATACAGAGAAGAAGACATCATTGTAGATATAGAAGAAATACCTGTATTTCGATACAGAAACCCAGATAAAAAAATTATATCTACATACTACCCAGGAATTTTAATTAGAAGTGAAAATATTATAGTAGAAGTACAAAGTGATTATACATATTCTAGAGAACTTGAGAAAAACAAAA